TTACGCGTGCTTCACCCTTGCGCCGACGGCGGTGACGGTGAAAGGTGCGGGGTAGTCCGTGCGGATAACCATACCCGCCTCGTCCTGCCACGCCGTATTCGCGTTCAACTCTATCTTCTTTTCCCGTTCAAACTTTTTCAACTTGTTTTGCGAGTTAAAGCCGAGGTCAACACGCGTTTCGTCGCCCCCGTAGAGCTTTACCCAAAAACGCTCGCCCTCGTCCACGTAAAGGTCTGCCCCCGCAAATATCGTCCGATGCCCGTAAACACCGCCCTCGTAGTTATCCGAAACCAACGGCGTCGGCTCTAACACGCTTTCGTAGTTTACCCCGTCGTCCGTCCAAATATTCTCTTCCGTCGGGTCAAGCTCGCCTAAAATATATTTGTCGCCCTTCTTTGCCACGAGGATAAGCACGTCCGTTCCGTTTCGCCGAACCGTCGTTCCCGCAACAAGCCCGTCTAAAATTTCGTGCCGTGCCCAGCCCTCAACGTTAAAGACTGGCTCGTAAGTAAGGCTCGCCAATTTCCCGCTCTTACAAAGCAAATAAACCGTATTTGTCGGGCTTTTTGTAGCAAACATATCAACAATACGGTCATCCTCAAACAGGTGCTTCGCAAGCATAGAAACTTGCGTTCCCGCGCTTTCTTCCGTCAACGTATTGTAAGCCACGGTGTGAACTTCCGTTCCGCCCTTCTTTACAATAAACATCGCGTCTCCTAAGACCACGCTCGGGATATTCTCGCCCCCGACATTCGACGTATTCAAAAACCGCGCATTCGTTGACTTCACCACGCCCCCGTTCGCGTCCCCAAACGTATATTCGCCGTGCTGTGTCCCGATAGAAATCGCCGACCGTGTTTGCTTCATCCACGCAATTTCGTCGTATTTCTCGGAATACATCGTAAAGCTCATCGCCGAGCTATCGTCCGTGCCTAATTCAAAGTCGCCCCAGTCGTTCGTTTTACTTAGCCAAACAGTCATCGGCTTGGCTAAGTTGCCCGCGTAAACCATACGCTCTTGGAAAATAGCAACGTGGCGCGGATAGCCGTTCTCCTCCGACCACGCCCCGAATGCGTATTTGTCTGTTTCAAAGTCGCCAAAAAAGCCACTCAAACACTCGCATATCCAAACAAGCTTGCCACTCGTGAGCCGTTTCTTTTCCAACAGCCGCAAGTAAACAATACGCTCCGCCGCACTGACTAACTGGATTTGACAGCCCGAATCCTGGTTAAGCCGTTTTTCGCAAACATTCGCGCCGTTTTCCCCGTTCAACGTCGAGAGCAGATAATACGCTTTTTCCCGCCGCGTGCAAACAAGGCGGATAGCCGAGCCGAACGATGTAATATCCCGCGACAGTTCCGTGTTGCTCGCCGCGTTGTTCGATTCAATCTTCGCTATTTCCGTCAAGTTGCCCGTTTCCGAAAGCTCCTGCATACGGATAACGCCGCCCCACTTGCCGTTCGTTTTAATCGTCACCTTCCCGCGAACGGGAAGCCACGGCGAATACCAGCCCGCCCCGCCACCACTATCAGGACGCAATTCTTCTTTCGAGCCGTTTTGGCTCTTCAAAGACTTGAGCTTTTCGTCCATTTCAAAGGAAGGATTTGCCGTCGGATAACTCGTCCCGACAGGCATATCGTCGTAATTTAAGTCCGCGTCGTATTCCAGCCGTGCCTTCGTTTTCAACGCAAGAACCATTCCCGCCGCAAGGTTTTTATTCGTATTCGTGCCGTCCACTTGCAAGGCGCACTTAATCCCCGTAGCCCCCGTATAGGAAGCGTAATACTTCGTGTTAGTCACAAGCTCCTCAACGGGCGCGTCTATCTTCGCCACGTAAAGCGCACTCGTGTCCGACGTTCCCTTGCGAACCGTTCCCGCAGGATAGTAAGAATACGTCCCGCTGTCGTTCGTCCCCTTCGCCTTTACGTCTTCGTCAGGCAAAACAAAACAGCTCAGCTGGTGCTCGCTCTTGTAATTCCAATCCAGCAACGGCTCGGGCAAAATATCGCAATTCGCGAACGACCAAACATAGCCCGTTCCCGTATCGTCGTTATCGCGGATAAATTTACAAGGATACGTATTAGGCTCGACAAAGAATATAACGTCGAAACTTTGAACGTATTTCACGCCGCTTAAATCACAGCCGTCGGGGAACGGCGTTTTGTTAATCACCGTTAAAACCTTCTTCGTCGCCGCGTCATACAACGTCGCGACAACCTTCCCCTCCTCCCCGCTCTTGGTAAGAAGAAGAACGCAGTCCGCATCCCCGTATTGCGCGGGAATAAGCCGTAAGTCTTTCGTGTTCGTCGTGTCTGACATAAGGAACTATGATGGAGTTTGCTTTATTTTAATCGGGTAAAACACACCGTTATACCAAAAACGGATATAAGCGTTGCGATAAAGCCCACTGAACGCGGGGAACGTGATGTCCGCGTAATATTTGCCGTCGTCTGTCGTTCCCGTGGACGTTTCAAATTCGCCCCAGCTCGTCGGGAGCGTCGGTGCGTCGCTAAATGCGTCAACCGTGCTCGTGAACCGAACCGTCTCGCCACTCGAAACGTTCGTTTTCTCCGCCGAAACCTCGAACGCATTATCCGTGTCGGCAGGAATTTTAATAGAAAGGTTGTCTAACTCCGTCGTGGAAATCAGCTCTTCAACCTCTATGGCGGGTTTAAATTTTTGCGAAACGCTAATGGAGAAAACGCCGTCTGCAACAGAGCAATTCGAATAGACAAGCCCAAGTCCGCCTTCAACTTCGCCTTCGTTTAAATAAACGCCTTCTTCTTGGTTTGTAATACGAAGGAACGGGCGAATATCCGTTGCTGTGGTCGGCGTGTAATTCCAAGAATACGTTCCGTCGCCAGTAAAGGTAAGCGTGGTCGGCTCTGTCCAGCGGGTATCGCCGTCGTCGCCTCCATCGCCGCTTCCTCCGCCATCGCCAGTGTCGCCTCCGCCGTCTCCACCGCTACCTTCGTCGCCCGTATCTCCTCCGTCGCCGCCAGTATCTCCGCCGTCGCCATCACCACCAGAGCCACTTCCGCCCTCGTCACCAGTGTCCCCGCCATCACCACCAGAGCCGCCGTCATCGCCTCCATCGCCGTCGCCACCGCCCGACGGGGCGTCGGGGTCTGGCTCAGGGGAAGGCTCAGGGTCGTCCGTCTCCGCGCCCGTGTAGAAGTCGCCGTAAGTAAAATTAGACCATCTGCGGTTTATCTTGATTTTTAAATACGCCAGCTCAATGTTGTAAGTGGTAGTAGCAAGCGTCGCTGTTTTTGGATAATCCTCGTTCTTCCAATTCAAGATAAGCCGTAGCTCTCCTTTTTTGTAAGAATCGTCGACAAGCGTGAGACCTTCATCCGACGTTTCGACAATCCGCGCCGAAACATTAGGCATATTTATCGGGGAAAACTTGATATAAAGATAAATTGGGTCTTTGCGATGCTGTCCGTATTTTACCCCCTCGACGCTAAACTCAAAAAATAATTTCGCCGTCGCAGGGTCAATCATCCACACCAGCGGAATTGTCGTGCGCCGAGTTATTTCAACACCATCCGATTCAAGCCAGTGCGGGGCTTTCTCAATAAAGAGACCATATTCTTGTATGCCGAATTTCGTCTTACATTCAAGACACGAAGTCGGCGCGAACACCTGTCTATAACCACCATTTACGTCACGAATAATCTTTCTTACGCCAAAATCATACTTTCCATCGACACTATCGGAGGACTTAACCTCTGCCCCGCCTGACGACATAACGACATGCCTGAGCGTGTTTATTCTCTCCTGCGTTTCTTCCGTTGAGGATGTTTTCTCTTCCACGTGCACCGTTTTGCCAAGCTCCGTGAACTTGCGGCGCGTAAGCGTTGACACAGCGTCTCCAAAGGCAATCACCGCATCGCGACACACCGATACCTCGAAAAGAGCCGAGAACATTCCAGTGTATAAACTATTTGTTGCGATTTTCGCGCCTTCGAGTGCTTTTTCAATAGTGGGGCAGTCTATGCCTTTCACGGCATCCTCGCCCTCGAAACTGACATAGTTGCTATTCCCCGAAACATAATGGTCATACTTATCTCCGCTTGGTCGGCTTCGCCTAATCCACGTAAAACCACGGGAACGGTCAAATGTGATATACGGAGTGTATGGAAGGTCTATCGCGAAACCTGCCTCCCAGCTAATATCGTCTAAGTCAAACGTAAAAAAGACGCTGTTTGTATTTGTCGCCCCGTCGAGAACATCGCCGAAACCGTTATATCCGACTTTAAATGTTGGAGCTACGGGGCGTTTCCCCAATTCCAAGTCGTCTGCCGAATAACCATCGTTGACGTATGTTAACACGCAGTTATACGACATATATGCGTATTTGTTCGCAAGCCACCGAATATGCGTTTTTGCCGTTTTCCCGTTTTTAGCCACTCGTATTTCCGCGAACACGTCATCGCCACCGCGCACCCTTGCTGGAATTGTAATCCGCCCTTTGCTATCCGCGCGAAACGTTCCGTAATCTCCGAGCGACAGGCTTACTGCCGTGCCTCCTCCCTTGAAGTGTTTGTTATAAACAGGAATACGGATACGGCGGCAAGGGTTGATAATCACCGACACGTCCAGCGGAACGGTTGTTCCGTCATCTTGCATTGCATAGCCGACAATCCGCGCCCCGACAGGCTCGTCGGTAGTATTCTCGTCCCAAGACGTAAGGTAAACCGCGCCGTCGTCGGAAATTCTAAACTGTAAATTATGCGCCTCCGCCGTCACCACACCGCCGTTGCCGTCCATCCCTTCGCCCACCGCAACGTTGAAGACAAACACGTCTTTAATATGGCGATACGGAACAAGGATTTTTTTTCTAACGACTGATTCGTCGGTCAAATAAAAATCCCGACTCCACTCTACTTCGTCGCTCCCTTGCGTTGAATTAACAAGTTCAACCGTGATTTTTTTATAGTGGTCTTCCCCCCAGCCGCCATAATCCTCGTCGTGCAATCGGTTGAGAATAGTGCCGAAGAAACTCCTGCACTCGCTTGCCCCGCCCTTATTATAGTCGTAATAATTCCCAATATTTATTGCAGACTTTATTACTTCCCCGCCCTCGTGGGTATCCTCGTTATACTCGGTTTTTACGACCTCGCCGTCATAACGGACGCGGCAGAAATAGTTATATTTTTCAGTGGCTACTGTGTATTTATCCCCTTTTTCGTCGTATCTCGTGACATCAACGTTTGCCCCGTTCCACTTAGGGCAAGAAGGCGTATGGAAATAAAGCGCACTTTTAAGCCCGTTTGGAGCTAACACCTTCAATCCATCTTTAACCTTCATCACGCCACTAACGTTTACGGAAATTGCCTCCCCGCGCTGGACAATCAGCCCATACACTTTCTTCCCGCAATAGATGTAGTGCATTAGGTGATACCGCGAATTATTGTTTCCAAACGAGACCGTCAGCTTCGTGCCACTAACCGCAACCGTCGGCACGTCGTAAGACGCATACTTATGCAACTCTACCGTCTTATCGATATAATCAACGGTTTTAACAGACCACGCCTCTTTTGCTTGGTCGGCTGTAATTGTAAAAGTCTTATCCCCAGCTCGGTGTGGCGGAACGATAACAGGCGAAGAAAAACCAACACCAGTCACCCACTGCGTATAAGCGAACGTGAAGTAGCGCGTTTCGCTTTTCCGTTTATCCTTCATTTTTCTCCACCGATAATAATACAGGTATTCGCCTACCGTATATTTTGCCGTGCCTAAAAAGCCCTTGTTAATAGTATAATCTATTTTATAAAGGCATTTTTCGTTATACATGTTTCTCGTGACGGTTTTCCCATCTTGGACAAGATAGACGGAGTGGTTGTTAACATTATGATAATAGCCGCGAGCACTCGCAAGAACCCAGTCGTCTTCGCAATCGTTCGTCGCATATTGCGGCGCGAGCGTTCCCCACCTGTCGCAGTTTTGCTTAAAATACGTTATCACTCCGATATGGTCGTCATGAATCCCCGTCTCGTCGTAGCCCACCCCTATCTCGTAGCCGTTTTTATACGTCTCAACGCCGCCAGCGAGAGCCTTCTTTTCAGACCACGCGGTATAACGGGTGCTAAAAAACCAACCACGCCAAGAAAACCCCATCGGTTAGCCCTCCTCGCTATCTTCCGCGTCGTAAGTTTCTACGACAATTTCGTCGTCCTGCGAAAGAAGCTCGTCCGACATATCCGTCGTTCCAATACTTCGTTGCTGGACAACTTCAATCGGGTATGCCCCTTGCGCAAAACGTATTGAAATAAACGTGCTCCGCTCCGTTTGCTCGGGGTTAATTGCCGCGACCGTAAACTTCAACACGCCGTCGTTTACGAACTTTGTCCCCGCGTCTGCATCAAGCGTTAGCCACGTGTCGCCAGCGATAATTTCTGGCATAATCAGCATTTGCAAATAGCGGTTTACCGTAAGCTCTACCGTCTGCGCTTCGCCCGAAATATAAAACACCTGCGTCGGGTCGCCGTCCTCGTCAACAATATCAAAAGGCACAAAGTGGCGCGTCGTATCCGCGATGTGGTTTTGGTATGCAGACAAATCAAGCCCCGATATCGATTCAATATCTTTGTCTATTCGCTCTACAATCGTATCAACATACGTCTTTACCGCCACAGAGGTCGGGGCAACCAAGTTGCCGTTCACAGCCGAGCTTATTTCGTCGTCACTCCAATTCCTGATATAGACCGTGTCGCTACTCCCGATAACCGTATCCGTCAAACAAACAAGCCCTGGATAACTATAAGAATACTCCGTCTTATATATATCGTCGGTCTTTGCCGTCCCGCATTTCGAGTTTTCCACATACATGTGGTAGCGCGTATTTTCGCCGCTATCGTAGCCAGGGATATGCGTGTATTTCAACGCCCCGCCCTCTTTAAGGTTGAAGGCTAATTGCCCAACCTTGCCCGCGTTCGCAGAACAGCCAACACCCACGAGGTAAGGAGGCTGATTCATCGCTTGGAAGCGCGAGCCGAGCATAACCACGCCCGTTTGATAAAGCGATGCAAGCCGCACGCCCGCGTTCCCGTCCGCCGTAAGCTGGACTGGCGCATTCCCCGTCAAGTCATCGTCCACGTCTTCTAAGCGAGTGTCGCTTCCGAGCTTAATAACGCCGTATTCCTTCGTCGTTGCACGCGCGAACTCCACGGTCAAGTTCCCGTCTTCATCAAGTTGAATTGCGGAGTCTTCGCCTATGCCGACCACGCCCGCCTGTTCCGTTGAAGCCATGGGAACAACTAACTGCCCGTCCGCGTTCCTGCCAATTAGACCAAGCGCGGGCGATGTTTCAGAAACCGCGAGCGTTTCGTCCGTAGAAATTTTAACCTTGCCCGAAACAAGCGTCGTCGCCTCGGGAACGTCAATAACAAGCCCACCAGCCTCCGCCGTTGCCAACGCGTCCGTGATGGTCTTCGCGCTTTTCTCTGCACTCGTTGCCGCTTCCGTTGCCTTTTCTGCCGCGTCCGTTGCACTATCAATAAGCGACGAAACATTGTTTGCCGCTTCCGTTGCGTTATCGACCGCCTGTTGCGCGTCCGAAATAAGGCTGTAAGTATCGCTTACCGCGTCTTTCGCTTCAATCGCGCTATCCGCCGCCTTGACTGCGCTGTCGTGTGCGTTGCTTGCACTACTCGCCGCCGCTTCCGCGCTTTCCTTTGCCGCGTCCTTAGCCGCGACCGCTTCGTCTCGCGCTTCGTAAACTTCCTTGACTCCCTTAACGTTTTTGCCGACGGCGGGGCGACCTTCGCTATCAAAGCCCATAATCTCGTCCGCTCGGACGTCTTTTGGGGGCAGGAACGCGTCCCCGTCGCATTCAGGCGTTCTAACCGCCCGTTCCGCTTCGTGCGCCGTTTCGTCCGCCTTGTCGGAAAGCTCGACCAGCTTCGTAATAATCGCCTCAATCGGAATGCGGTCGCCCGTAAATTCTACGTCGTCCGTGCGCGAAGTCTTCCGCCAAATATACAACGACCACGGCTGTCCCGCCGTCGAGAACGGATACGCCAAAGTGTAAACGCTTCCCGCCGCCGTTAGCTTGCCCGCATCAACGACTTTCCACTGGTATTCGTCTTTAACGTGGCTAATCGCCAAGCACCGCAACTCGTTCTGCGTATGCTCAAATCCTACCGAAAGCGTGATAGAACCGCCGTTCGTGCTTTTACCTTTTACACAATCGTATGCCGCCATTGTTTAAATCCCTTTTCCGTTCGTTCCCGTGGTTTACAAATTCTGTTCTTCCCGCGCCGCCTGCATCGAAAGCAAGTTAGCGTTCGCCGCATCGGAGCTTGCCTTCGCTTGCTGGGCTTGCAATTCCGCTTGCTGGGCTTGCGCCGCCGCTTGCGCCTGTGCTTGCCGTAGAGCCTCCGTTTCCGCTTGCGGACGGAAGAAACTCGCTGGCAACGTATTAGCGTCACCCAACGCCCGCGAAATCGCGTCAACGTTCAAAATGTTATTCAAGTCGGGCAACTGCGCCACCGTCTGCCCAAGCATTCCAAGCTGGTTAACAAAGTTCATCGCTTTCGCGGCGATGCCCTGTTGCAACATAGCGTCCAAGCTCGAAATAAAGGTGACCTTCAAACGCAATTCGTCGCCGTCCTTCAACGGCGGTGGCGGGACTACCCCGTGCTCGATAAGCAAATCCAAGCACCGCAAAACTACCCGCTCCGAAAATTCCTTTTGAATACGCGTCACAATCGGCGCGATGCTTTCAATCTTTTGACGCGTGCGCTCCGTCACCTCCGTCGCCGTCATATACTTGCCTTGCTCGACCGCCTGAAATACGTCGATATAGAACGCGCCTTTCAAGCTTTCCAATACGTCGGCAAGCAATTCTTTCCCGACAGGGAAATTCGTCGGCGACGGGTAATTCCAAACCGAGTTCTGCTCCAAGCCTGGAATATAATTGACCGCTCCCGCCTCCACCGAAACGTTCCGCCCCGCGATGGAATTGATAAACAAGGCGGGCGAAACCGAACGCGCCGTCGCGTCCATAAGGTTTTTACGGAGCGCATTTGCCACCTTAATTTCAGGCATCGCGTTCATAGCCGCCGACCGCCCGTAAACCTCGTTCCCGTAGCGTAAAAACCGTGGCGTGGCAAACGGGAACGAACTTTGCTGTGCAAGCGCGACCACATTGCCCGTCCGCTTTTCCACCGTAATATCCCCGTAAGGCTTCCCGCCCTTCGCAGGATTATACTTTTCACCAAAGACCGCCTTCGGGTAAATCAATTGAACGTAGTCAAACCGCTCGCCCGTTCCAAGATTGCTATCCAACGCCCGCAAAACCTCAGGGGAAACCTTGTCCCGCCCGTAGGCTTGTATGGCTTCTTTCGCCGTGTAGCTATGCAACACCGCCGCCATATCAATTTCCCCGTCAGGATTAGCATCAATATAAAAATTCTGATGGATAGGAATATAGCGGAACTTCAAGCCGCCTTCCTTCCAATACGTATAAAACGCGCCCGTGCCTAACGCCGCAAGCCCGACCATCAAGGCGTGGCTCTCTTGATAGAAATTCGTGCCATAACGCATTCTGTAATGCGTAATATCCTTTGCCAACCGACACCAATCTTTAAGCTCTTCTTCGTTGCTCGCCGCCCGCCCCTCGCCCTCCATAGCAAACTGAAACCAGTGGTCGTTCGACGGAAAAGCATTCGCGTGGATAGCACTTCCGAGCCGTTGCGTAAACACCACAGGATACGAGCAAACAGGATTAGTCCGCCGTTCCCCGTGCTCTAAAATATCACTCCCGCCAAAAGACGCATACGTTCTATGCTCCTGCGGGAAACAATAACGGATAACCTCGTCCCAAAGGTCGGGCATATCCCCGCGAACGTCCACCATTCGCTGGTAAATTTCTAAAACGCGCCGTCCGTCCATCTTCTAAATGCTTCCCTCCCGCTTTCTTCTTAAAATTGATACGAGTGCCGCCCGTTCGGATAATAACGGCTGTATTGCCCGTCGTTGCCCGCTTGACTACGAACCGACCGCAATGTGCGGTTATCGCTCTGCCGCTTAAACGAAACTTGCCAAAACGTCTCAATCAGCTTGCGCGACGTTGCAAAGTCTTTCCCGATAGCCCCTAAAAGCTTATCAGAAAGCAACTCCACCACCGCCTCCAAAAGCTCAGGCGACCATTCCGCAGGATTTTCCGAGTATTCCAAGTAGCGGATACCCTTCGCTGGACGTTGCGTCCGCAAAAAGCCCCCGACAATTTCCCACGGCGTCATATCCTTGCACTCCTTGTCGGCATAAACGCCCCGAACGCCTAAGCAATTCAACGGCAAATTGTATTCAAACTTGCCCGCAGGCGTTTCCATACCGTCGTTGCGCAACTCTAAATCGCGTTCCTTGACTAACTCTTCCCAGCAAGCCGAGGCGTGCGACTGCACTTCGCGGAGCGTCTGCGTTAAAAGCAAACGCACCGTCTTCGCCACGCCGTCGTTGCTATCGTCAAGGCTCTCAATCGTGTTATTCCCGATGAGAGCCAACGCCATATTCGCAACGCCCGTGAGTGTAGTCGCAACGCCGTCGTCCATAGTTCACGCGCCTTCGCAAAAAAGGTTTATTAGCCAAGCGACGTCGAGCCACCCGACGTAAGTTGCGTGCCCGAACGTGAACGCTTCTTCGCCTTGTCAGCCGCCACGGCTTCGTTCTCCGCCGCCTTCGCGCCAACTTCCGCCGTCGCCTCCGCCGTCGCAGAGGGCGCATTGATGGCGGTTTGCGCATTCTTTGCCGCTTCCGCCGCCCGTTCCGCCGCCTTCGCTTGCTCGTTCATCGAGTCCGCCTGCGAACCTGACGCCGCGCCCGCGCCTGCCCCTAACAGCGCACCCACACCCACTAGACCTGGATTTGCCGCCATCGCGCCGCCAATCGCCGCCGCGTTAGTCGCAATCGCACTTCCAACACTCGCCAACGTGCTCGTCGCCGCACCCGTCGCCGCACCGCCAACAGTCGCCGCACCTGCCGCCGCAGGAGCCATAAGCGCAAGCCCCGCGCCCATCGTGACCGCGCCAAGCGCAAGCCCGCCAACCGTGCCAAGCACCGCCATACGGTGTTTCGCCCAGCTCTTGCCCGTAATCTTTTTCCACAAACTCATTTGTTTTTTTCTCCTATGTTTTGTTTTTTAAAATTGTTTCGGGGGCAACAGGCGGTTAAGCCCGCCGCCCCCTACTCATATGCCTAAACAACCCTATTAAACAACCAAACCCCCACCGCCGTTAAGCGGTAGGAAAGTCATCAAGCTCCTGTGTTCGCCGCCGCTTCCAAAGCCGCAACCTTGCTTTCAAGGGTAGAAATCTTTTCCATCAACGCGGGGAACGTAATGTTCATACCGTTTGACGAGTAATAGATTTTGTTGTCGCCGACGTTAAGCGAACTGTCAAAGAGAACACCTCCATATTCGCCGTTAATGGACGTGCCGTCCGATACTAACCCTTTGAGAGTAATACGTCCCCCATTCGCCGCCGTGATTTTGAGAATTTTATCAGCCGTTCCTTCGAGTTCGACAGAGTTGATACTGCCATAAACTCCATACGGACCAAAAACGATGCCTTTCGTTTTGCTACTCGTAGTGCCCCCGTCGTCGGATTCTGAGAAAAGTGAGCGTTGAACCATAATTTTATCGGTGTTAAGCCCGCCACCGTTCAGACGGAAGGAAAGACCAGCGACACCTGAGGTTGTTCCTGTCCCCGTCGGTTTATAAACGAGTGCGCCGCTTGCCTTGCCGTCGCTGTCCGTGAAGTAGATGCGCTTGCCGTATGCAACCGTAATATCGCTATTCACTTCAAGACCACCGCCAACGTTGTAATCCGCGTTCCCGTCGTTGTAAACGTGCTGGGCAACCGTTCCCGTAATCGCTTTCGCAAACGTTGCTGGTGCGTTAACCGTTGGCGTCGCATTCACGGCCACCTTGTCGGTGCTTGCGTCCCCTAAAGTCGTGCTCCCGTTTACCTTCAAGTCGCCCGTCACCGTCGCGCCCTTCGCACACGTCAAACTGCCACCTACCGTAGCCGCTCCCGTCGTGGTCAAAGAACTCGTGCTCGTCGCCCCCGAAACATTCACCGTCGTGGCTTTCAACGTAGCCGCCGTAGCCGTTCCCGTGAACGTCGGGCTTGCCTTCGGCGCAAGCAACGCCTCTGCCGCTTTTGCCCGCGTGGTCTCCGTAGAAACATCGCTCGCCAACGCAACCTCCCCACTCTTCGACGGGAACGTAATCGCCGCCCCGTTATCATACGTGAGCTTCGCCACCCCGTGGATAGCCTTATTTTCCATGTTGAAGGTCGAAGAACCCTCGTTAAAGCCAAAATGGTATTTCCCGCTGTCGTCCGTCCAGATTTTCTTCTTCATGACATCGTTCAACTTGACCGTGCCATATTTGCTATCCGACGCACCTTTCGCCATCAGCTGTCCGCCGCTTGTCAAGCCGACAACGCCAGCATTACTCACCGTCAATGCCGTTTCCGTTCCGAGTTTGGCTACACCCGCCTTATCGACTGTCGCCGTCGAGACCGAGAAAATCCCCGTCACATCGTCCCAAGACGAACCGTTCCAAGCAAAGTTCTTCGAGCTGTCCGTGACGTTGTAAAAGTCCCCTACCGCGTTATCCGAACTCGGCAAGTCAGCTTGCGTCGCCACCGTGCCTTTGTAGTGCATCGCCGCAACATCCGCCGCCTCCAAGGCTTCCAAGCGGTCAAGGATAGTTTTTGCGTCCTCCCCGCCTTCATCGCCTCCGTTATCATCACCATCGACACTAATGCCAATGGCTTTTTTAAGCGCAAGGATATCTTCCCACCACGCTTTATAAACCGAACCTTTACTGTTGTCGCCCATTTCCGTATTTTCCCCTGTATGTTTTTATTGAGTTTTTTGTTTTTAGAATAAGTTGAAATTCTGCTCATCTTACCGCCGTTGCGACGTGCGCTTCATAAGCAAGTCCACCCAAGCGCGTTTCGCCGCCTTATGCCCCTCGCTCCATTCGTTCTTAAAGTCCGCGCTGTTTTCAATATCCTTCAAACGGTCGTCGTAGCTCTTTTCCACCGCTTGCTGGAAACGAATTTCCCCGTCCGCCGTCAAACGGTTTAACGAGAAAATCATTCGCTGGATTTCAGGAACGTGGATAAGCCCACTTTCTTCAAAGATAGCCTTAACCTCAGGGAACTTGCCCATAAACAAGTCCACCGCCTTACGGTTGACCGCGTATTGCTCGCCCCATTCGTTGCGCATTTCCTCTTCCGCCTGCGCAATTGCCACCTTGCTTTCCGCTTCCACTTTGTCGTAAGTGGCTTTCGCCGTGCGCAAAACCGCCGACATTACCGCCGAGTGCGTTTCATCATCGCAACCAGCGTCAAAGAGCAGGTTTGAAAAGTTATCCACATCGGGCGCAAACGAACGGTCAGCGTCCGACGCATGGAAAGAATAATTCGCTGGCTCACGGATATTTTCCCCGCGCTTCAACGCACGGTGTGCCGCAATCTGCTCCGCCGTTGCCCCCTCAGGCAACGGCATCAAGCCCTTGCTCCCTAACTTGCGGCTCAGCTCCACGTAGCTTTTCGCCAAGCCGTCCACATCGTTGAACTTCGCTAACGACCGATTAGACCGCAAGCCCTCGTCCCTCAACGCTTCCGTCCACTTCGCGGGCGTCGTTTCCGCATAAAAAGAAGTAGCCCCTCCCGCCGATGACGACGACGTTTCGTTGACCGCCGCCCCGTTAGAAGCAGAAGCCGTGTTATCCACCGAGGAAACCGTATCCTCCCCCGTGGGCGCGTATTCTTGTATTGTTTCTTCCATAGTTAAAAGTAAATAGCCCCGTGCTCGCGTTTAATGCCCCTTATTTGCCCGCCAATTTAGCCTCCCGCTCACTTACAGCCATAGCCATAATAGAACGCAAAATAACGGCAATTTCCTGCCGCCCCGCTAACCGCGCCATCTGCGTCGCACTTTCGTTAAACACTCCACGGTTTTCACCGCAGATTTCCTTGCAAATCGTATCCAGCACCTCCGCCCCTTCATCAGAGCCGAAAACATTCAAAAATAGCTCCCGTTTCGCCCGCATTTCCGCTTCCGCAACGTGCATATTTTCGTAAAAATCGCTGGTGTCCCCTTGCATACTCATAAAATTCAAGCTTTTTTCTAAAAAAATCCACTCTTCATCTGGGGACAGTGGGGGACAAGCCTATCAAAAACCGACCAAACTACCAAAAAACGCTAATAAGCACAGAAAATTCCCCCTACAACCTCACCAAACGTCCCGCGCACAGCCCCAAACTACCGTCTTTTCAGGCTTATCATCTACCCTAATCGTGTTCGCGCTGTCAATAAACGTAGAAAGCCAATACCTAATCGCGTCCATCGCGTGATTATGCTTCTTCCCAGGCGTCGCCTGTTGCCGACCATACCTATCACGCGCCCAGCACCAGTTTTCCAACTCAAACTTGACGTTGAACGAATTGTCCGTCACACACCAACGCCGCTGGTTCATCAAATTTATCCCGTTTTCGATGCTCCCCCCTGGCTTATAAGCGTCCAAAACACAGAAACCTACCCTCCTCAAAGCCTGATTTAAGTCAGGACGCGCACTGTCCGCCACGATAACCTCGTGTTTCTTAATCCCAAGCCCCTGTAAATGCCCAATAACGCTTTCCTCCGTCGGCAATGTCGGGTCGGGCGTAGCCATCAAGCCCGTTTTATACAGCAATTCCCTAACGTAAAGTTTCTTATTGAAAATCGCACACTCCACAAACGCCGTCGGGTCAACCGAAAATCCCCAGTCCAGCCCATACCCGTGAACCTCCCACTGCTGTGCCGTCGGAAACTCGTCCTCTGGAATAAAAACTACCCTCTCAGGCGTGATAATTCGCCCCTCCAAATACCCACGCTTTCCAAGCCCGTAAATTTCCCACATGTGCCTGTCCGCCGTTCCACGCTCCATGTTCCCAGGCGTCGGCTCGTATTGCTCGATACTCGCAATTTGCCCCGCCGTCAGGTTTTCCAAGTTATCCTTATACGTCGAGTGGGCATAGAACACCTTCGGCTTCCCCGCAAGCTCCCCCTCATCAGCCCCATAATTGCAAATCTTGTCAAACCCCTGCTTAAAAATCCAATGCTCATTCAAGCTCGGATTCCAGTCAAAGATAAACCCTACCCTCGTCCGCATCTCCAACTGGTCAACCGCCGCTTTACTTATCATCATCGCCTCATTAAAAAACGCTACATCACACGAAACACCATGCAGTTTCCCAGGGTCTGACGCCCCACCAAACGCAATTCTACTACCATTCGGGAAAAACACCGTCATATCCCTCAAATTGAACCGTATCCCCTCTTTCTCATTCAACCCACAACTCTCTAACACCTTCGTCAAGTCGTCCCATATCGTTCTCCTCGACGTAGTAGCATCCGCCCTTAAACACAATACCTCCAAACTTTCCCTCTCAAACCCTGGCAAAAACGTCTTAGGCTCTAAACACGCAAAAACACACCACTGCAACACAGCCCACGTCTTCCCACTACGTGAACTCCCCTCCAAACAACAATACCTATAACCCTTCTTAAACGCATAACTCACATACGCAAAGTTAATCGTCGTCTTAGGACTAATACTCTTAACACCAGCATTCTTGCCAGCCCCAAAATCAATCTCAGCGTGCTTCCTTCCAGCCATAACTCAGCCCTCTATAACGTCCCCCTCAACTCTCTTCTCCCCTCCACTCCTCACACTCAACCCTAATCTCGCCTCCACAAGACCATCAACACCCTTCGTTAAACTCCCCAAATCCAACGTAATCTTAACCCCTCCTCCATCTCTAACTCCCGTCATCGCATCGTGCCTCACCAACGCCGCCATTAAATCCCCAACCGTCTTCCCCCTCTCCCCAGCATCAAAATCCGCCTTCAAGCCCCTAATCACTTCCTCCGTAATCTTCAACTTCTCCTCCCTCGTCATTCCAGCAACTCGCGCATTCTCAGCACGCAACCACGCTAACCGATTCACTACCTCCGCTCTCTTCCCACACTTCGCCCGCGCACTCAAAGCACTCGTCCGCTTATACCGCTCCAACCCACACCTGTCACGAAACGAAACCTGCCACGCCTCTAACGCATCAACCCCACTCGCCACTAACTGACAATAGTCCTCACACCGCTTGTCCTCCAACACCTTCTTGCCCTCTACGTTTTCCATACCCTAATTCCATTACCACTCCCGCTCCCCACACATCAATCTTCCACACTGGGACAAAGCAGGACACGTTCCAAACCCCCTCCACTGGCAAGCAACACAGCGGCGGCGGCATTGGCGTGGCGTTTTGGGGGGGGCGGGGGCGCGGGCGCGGGCGAGCGAAGGGGTGGGCTCGTCGATGCCGACAGCCGAGCCGAGCGGAAGCGGAACAGCGGGGAACGGAAAATCACGAAAGGCAAGCGACAGCGGAAGACAGTGTTTGGGCTGGAGAATGCGGAAAAAGTTTTTGGCGGGAAATGGCGAGGCGCGTCTGTCGGCTGAGTTATTGAGACTTGCTCGCAACAATTTTTTAGAAAAAAAAAGTTAAAAAAAAGTGTTGACAAAATCGGAAAAAGTGATAGGGGCGGAAAAGCTGAGCGAGGCATCGCTGTGAGGCTTGCGGAACAGCGGGAACGATCTTAAAAAAAATTGGTTGGCGGGAAAATGTCAAGTCGCGGAAATGGAACAAAATGGAACACGGGCTTCCAAGCCCGATGAATAAAGGGCTTGGCGACGCAAAAAAAAATTAAAAAAGGTTGCAAAAAGTGTTGACAAAAAATGCGCGAAAGCTATTATTAAAAACCGTTGAAAGTGGTGAGGCGGGAAACGCTCGCCGACACGCGCAACAAAAAAAAATCACACACACACACAAGGAACAAAAAAATGAGAATAATTGTAAAAATATCCGAAACAGATTCGCGCTACACAGCCGACGCCGTTGCGTCGTTTTGGTTGATATGTCAATCCCGCGACGAAGTTGAAACCGTCTTGCGTCGCGTCGCGCGTCGGCAAGATTACTACGACGCTCATTGCTCGGGCTCGCGCCAAGTGTGGGCCGAGGTCGAGCCATGGATGCCCGACGACGCTCGCGACAACGCGATTTTTTGGCTCGCCGAAATCGAGGCTGACGCTGATTGGGCTGGAGAATGGATTGTTGGCGACTAA